AACAAGCAAAACTGTTTTATAGCTTGACGACGAGATATCCTATAAATCCCAGCACAGCAGTGACAATGACGCCAAATGTAGCAATCATTTGAGTTTGTTTACTGGAATTTTGACGCTCCAGTAACAGCCTGATTTCAGCAAAGCCTGTTGCAGTTTGAACTTTGAGGTCTGCGACAGCACTTTCAATCTTGGCAATTCTGGTTTCAACTGCATGGATCTTCTCCTCTAGTGCGTTATACCTTTCGGTGCATAACTGCACATGTAGGTTCAAATCTTCTGCTTCTGTTTTTGCCTGTTGCATTTTTTTAATTGTGCGTTGTGTGTTAGTAGTCATATCACTTGCGGCCTGGGCGTGGCTTTTTACGATTTGTCTTAGTTCTCATTCCGCGTTCTGGTAATTGTCTTTGATATTTCATAGTTTTCTCCTTAAAAGTATAAATCCTTTATACTGCATCACCTGCATATTTTGCGTTGGCATATATATCAACGCAATTGACTTCAAACATTGCTCTTGCTCCATTGCTAATAGTGGCTGAGTGATCCAAGGCAGTGTTGCCATTATTAATAATTACCAATGCGTTGGAATTGATACTGCCACCACTGTTGTTATAAACCATAATATCAAACACAGCATTTTCACTTGCGACTGTTAGGTTGCTGACATCAATTGTAGTTGTGCCACTGCCTGCTGTGATTTCTAAAATAATACTATTCATTGCTGTGACAGCAGGAGTATATGTGCCACCTTTGGCCACTGTTGCTGAAGTAATAGTAGTTCTAACTGGCGTTGCAAATTTAGCACTGGTTGAATTGAACACAGCGTAGTCTGTGCCAGCACTGCTTTCCAATGTAATAATATCACTGCTGATATTGGCGTCTTCTGGACTGGCACTGATAACACTTGATAAACCAGTTGTCCAACTCTGTAATTTTTTATTAGCAAAGAAAGTAATTCTACTACCGTTGGCAGTTGGTCCCCAGTTTTCTGTTGCTTCTGCTAAAACCTGAGCACTTAAAACAAAAGTGCCAGCAGTGTCGCTGTTGCTGTTAAAACGGAAATTACCTAATTTATTGCCACTCTGCGGCACCGTTAAGGCAGTGTTCAAGAATCCACTAATTGTTGTGCTGGCTGTGGTTTGACTCGTGCTCACCGTCCAAGTGCTTCCACTGCCACTACCCGATATATTAGCAGTGATGGTAGTTCCAACCGCCACACCAGTGCCGTAAAGTGCTTGACCAGTTGCTGGACCAGTGCCACCAGTGACCGTGCCAACGGTCAATGTAAATCCGCTGATACTGCTTCCAGTTGCGATAAAACCTTGTCTATACCTGGTTGTAATACCAACACTGGCACCAGCATTTGCGGTAGTGCTTAACATATTTGCTGTGACGCCCAATGGTTGGTCAAAATTAAATGTGCCATTCATTGATACATAATTGCTGTTAGAAATTTTATCTCGTATATTCACCAAATCACTTCTTATTTGACTTACCTGTGGATTTGCTGCTATTGTCGCTTGCTGATTTGTGCCAGTAAATGGAGTTGCTGTTGGCATTGTCAGCACGGCAAAATTAGTGCCTACATTGGTGTTGCTGATCCAGTTTTCTGTGGCAGTTAAGTTTACAACAGCAGGGAAATATGTGGCAGCGGCAACATCACGCAGCCAACCTCCAGTAGTAAAACCATTGCCAGCAAAACCACCTAAAATATCATTGTTTTGTAATGCTGTAGGACTACCCACTGTTCCTCGTGCTCGTTCAAAAGCAAACAGAGGGCGTGTAAGAGGTTGAGCACTGGCACTGCCAGTAAAACCACGCAGTATCACGCCTGGTGCTTTAGTTGTGTCATCTTCATTGGTAAGTAATATACCACGATAGTCAGTGCCAGCACCATTGGTGAATCCAAGAATGTCACCAGCATCCAACACCGTGACATCTCCGACCGTGCCTCGCAGATAGTTTCTATCATTGGTTAAATTACCACCATTGGCTAATGTCAATACAATATTACCAGTGCCATTGGGATCTAATGTAATAGCACCGTTGGCACCTGCAGCCAGCGTCAATACATCAGCCATTGTATTGGCAGTAGAACTTGTTGAACCTGTTGGGGCTGTGCGTAATACAATACTGCCACTACCACCTGTGCCAGTGCCATTACCGGCCTGTATAATAGTATTGGAACCTGCTACATCAGTGCCAGTGCCATTACCAGCATTTATGGTCAATGAAGCCTGTCCTTGCGTAGTAATAGTTGCTGGAGAAGCATTGTCACCAACTTGAATTGTGTCTGCTGACAATATTACATCTCCAGTGCCATTGGGTGCCAATGTTAGATTACCATTACTTGCTGTGGTAATTTGTAGCGCACCAGTTGAATCTGTGACAGTGCCACCTTGCACATCTAGTGTGCCGGCGGTGACAATGTTACCTGTTGCGCCATCTATTGTAAATGTGTTTGTGCTGCCTGCGGCAGGACCAACTTCAATGCCATTTCTTACTCTAAAATTCTTTGTTGCCATAATTCATTTTCCTTATGTTATATAACCTGTGTAATAAAGGCTCTATATGTTGTAACTGCATTCGTTGGAGTCACTAATAATCTTACATTGGTGCCGTTGATATCTGTGTTCCAATCTGTTAAACTCACATTAGTCCACATTTCATTGGCCACAGTTATATAACTTGTTATAGTATCGTTTGTTAATGTTATATCTGCTGAATGATAATCACTGCCACTGACAATGCTTACTTGATATTTAATATTATGATTACTATATGGTAAAGTAGCAAGTTGTTGATTTGCTGTAGTGGCACTTGTGGTTAAAGCCCTTTGAAAAATAGTTGCTCTACCTCCCATTGTTATGCCAGCAGAATTATTAGGTAAATTCAATGTAGCATTATTAACGCTTGTAGCGCCTGTTGTAGCACCAATACTTACGGTTGTGGCAGCATTACCTATGTTTAGTGTAGTAGCAGTGGTGTTGAATACTGTAGCAGTTGTAGTTGTTGTTGTAATATCTGCACTGGTAGCACCATTTACTGCTAGATCACCAGCAATAGATAAATCACCTGTGTCATTAAGTATGGCCGTAGAATTTTGTATTAGTTTACCAGTTGTAGTATCAAATCTTGCTAGTGCGTTGTCTGTTGCACTGGCTGGACCAACTACATCACCAACAACCGTGTTTGTAATAGTAATAGTATCTGCATCAGTTCTTGAAACAGTTATACCAGTCCCAGAGGCAAACTTTACTGAATCTGTTGTCGCATCACTGCCAACCAAGTTTAAGTTAGCACCACCTGCAACAGTGCTGGCATTTTGAGTGTATGTTGTATTTGTATCTGTTGATGTAATAGTAACTGTGTTAGCATCTGTTGAAGTAACCGTTGTTGCACCTGCACCTTTATATGCTACACTGTCAGTTGTGCTGTCACTGCCAACCAAATTTAAGTTTGCGCCGCCAGTTGTTGCGGCACTGGCTATACTATAAGTCGTGCCTGCTGGACTTGTGTTTGTAACTGTGATTGTATCAGCATCAGTTCTACTTACTGTAATACCTGTGCCACTGGCAATTTTAACTGCGTCATTTGTGCCATTACTATTCAGTAAATTAAGATTGGCACCACCTGCAACAGTGCTGGCATTTATGCTGTATGTATCTGGACCTTGTATAATCAATGTGCCACTGGGCAATATTGTAATTTCGTTTGTAGTGTTTGTGACATCAACGCCACCTGACTCTGTGACTTCAATGATGTTTTGATTTGTTGTAACTGTGATATTAGCCATTGTATCTCCTTAGGCCACTGTAAATGGTGTAAAATTGTTTTCTAAAATAGGATTGCCAATGGCAACATCGGGTTCGTAGCATTGTATAAATGCCCAACGATGAACATTAAATTGTGTAGGAGTAACTCCTGCAATAGCAGGTTCTACCCAACCAATACCTACAATAGTAATTGGCACATTCTTGCGGGCATCAGGAATAAGTGCTCCTGTATACATATTACCAGGAATCGTAATGTTAACTGTGCCCAAGGCAGCGTTAATTACATTAACAGTTGTAGTATCAATACTTACATCTACTTTAGGAAAGAATCCTATGACTTGACTTGAACTAAAGTTTGGAACACCATTACGGTCATAACTAACTGGATTTACTACCAGCGTTTGATAATCAATGTTAAAACTCCAACCTGTGATGTTTGTGTTGAAATTGTAATTGAATGTTCGCTTGGTTGAAGGAAAGATTTGTTCAACTTGGATATTGTCGGGACCTCCAAGGTAGTCACTGAAACTTAATACACCTGCCATAATTGTTCTCCTGAGGAAGTAGGTATAGACTCTGCGGAATCTATACCATTATTTATACTAAAATGATGCCATTATGTTAAATCAAGTGAATCTATATTCATGATATATGTATTAGTAGTAGAAACTGTTGGTGTGCAACGCAAGTTTAATATTCCCGGGCTAGTTACATTTGCGGTAAATGTTGCTAAATTAGTTCCTGAATTAACATTAACTGGTAGTGATATTAAGGCTGTTGACGCATCAACTTGTGTTAACATTGCTTCTACCATTTGAACAGCAGGTATTGCTGTATTTGTTATCCTAATTGTTACTTTTGATTGTAGGTAAGGCGTGCTGAATAATGTAAATGTTGATGTGCTTGCACTAGTTGCTCCAGATACTTCACGACGACTAAAAATTTCGCCAACACCAGCTACATTGTAATAAATTAATACTACAGGTGCAGTTACTGTATCACTACTTTGAACACCATCTACATATATAACACTATTAGTCAACCAACCATTACCATTCCAGGTCAATGTTCCTAAGGCAGTGCTTTTATAAGCATTGATAACTGCATTGGCATCTGTTTGATCACGATTCAAAGTTAAATCACCAGTGATGCTTAAATTACCTTCACTGTCGATTATTAATGGTCTTCCTGATGTGTAACTTGGTTCAACACCATTTTTCATTAATCCAACACCAAATTGGAAATCTTCAGTGCCAACGCCTCCATCAATTAATTGAACATCAATATATCCTGATACTTTATTACCACTGGCCGGAGTTTCTGTTTCAAATGTCAGTGTTGTTCCAAATCCCACAGCAGGAGTTCCTGAACTTGAATTACGCAATATTAATGGAGCCACAGGTTGATCTGTCACAGAAGTTTCAGTTATAAAAATATTATTTTTTCTGCTACTAACAGTGATACCAATATCACCAGTATCATCAATGCTTAAAATAGGTGTGTTACGCCATTTAGGTGTGCCTGTAGCATCATAATATAATATATCGCCTTCAGTGGGTGTAGTTATTGAAACATCACTTAGATCGGCTAATCTACCTGCTGTCACAGGATTTGGATTCCAAGGAATACTGTTACCATCAATGTCAATGGGCACATTTGGACTGAATTCACCAAAGTTTTTCTTATTGCCTAATCTTGATTTTAAGAAATATCTACGGAATGTTTGACTATTTGCAGGTAATTCTACAATAAGAATACTCACAGTTGATCCGCCAACAAATGCTGTGGCATTACCATCAGGTAATTTGTTTTTCAAAAATATAAAATCAGTGTCCACAGGTTCATCAAATAAATCATCAGTGCCGCTGGCTGTGGTTGATATGCTGACACGATAAGTTCCTGTGCCGCCTGCTGTGGTAAACAAATAACTGCCTGTGGCCTGAACCGTAAATGCTTTATCCAAGGTAATTGTTGTTCCACTAACGCCTACAACCATAGCACCTGTAGGAATACCTGTGCCTGTTGGTTTTTGTCCTATAACAACACCAGTATTATTGTTAATAACAAATGTAAATGCACCAACAGCACCACCACTGACAAATGTCTTAGTTGGTATTGTTGTCTGTGTTAACTGTGCTTCAACTGTAACTCCACCTAGATCAAAGTAATCACCTACATTGATACTGTTATAAGTTACTGCTGTTACTGTCATTAGTCCTTTGCCCACAGGAACACCATTACCACCACCACCTACACCAGTGCCAGGCACAATAGTTCCTGTGACACTGTTTGGATCCCAACCTTCTGTGTAATATATTTCTATTTCATCAAATGGTCCACCAGTTGCAGGAATATCTACATTAAATGTAAAGTTTGGCACACTGGCACCAGGATTTGGATTACTGATAATGGGATTTTCTGGAGCAGGTAGTCCACGACTACTATATAAATTACCAATATCAATGTTTGCTGCCGTAGAAAATTCATTAATAGATTCAATTGTATAAACATCACCATTGTATTCTAATGCTTCTATTTGTGCTACTAATCCACCTTCTTCAGTTTCTTGTTCTTTAACACGCATTACACGGAAATATTTTGGTGCCCAACCATATATTGGATTAGTCACAGAAATAACATCTCCAGCCTGTGCTTGTATACCATAATGATTACTAGTAAATTCAATGACTAGATCATCACGACTTTGACGCAGTTCAAGTTGTCCCAATAATTGTGCTTGAACACTATTATTACATAAGTCCAAACTCATTCGCAATTGATTATCAGGTTCATTGGGATTTTTAAGGTTAGTGGGTAAGTTTAATCTTGCATATGCTTTTTGATCTTTGTTGTATTTGTCATAAAATTCAACTTCTAATTTATTGTATAAATCATCTAAGCGAGTTGAACTTAGTGTAATGCCAGATATAATATTATCATCTGAAAATGCTAATATTGAACTTGGTAATGTGAAAAAGAATGTTGGACTACTTATAGTGCCACTGACACTGATAGTATAACGACCTACTTGTCCAGTAGTTTCGGCAGCAGTTAATGGAAATATTTGAGCATCAACAGTTCCTATAAATGTGCCACTACTGTTGTATAAGTTTTGTCCTGGTTCAATACGACCAGCTGAAAAACTTGTAACAGTTAAAGTAAATACTGATTTAGTAGCAACAAAATAATCACTAATTACTCTTGTTTCACCGGCACTAACTGCTTTCTTAATAACAGGACTCCATAACCCAGTGGCAACATTATAACTTAACCAAGCACCACCATTCTGCATAATAGTGTCTATGTTTGTTTTAACTTGATTGCCTGTGTCTATAATACCGTTAATTTGATAACGATTTAATATTTGAAAAAGTGTGCCTGAACCACCATCTGGATCCAAGTTTGCACCGGTATATTTGATATCTTCTTCACAGAAATCATACCAAGCTGTTCTTGCACTAGTGTCAATTTCAGCGGCAGGTATACCAGCACCATAACGCACACTGGTCATATAGTCATACCAAACATCAGCAGGATTTGCTACATTGTTGGCTAACTGAAAAGTAATATTAGGTAAACTTGTAAATCCATTTTGAGCATAAGTCATTTTAACAATGGCAAATACTAGTCCATCCATTTGATAGGTATTATCCCAACTACCATCATTACCTGCCCAGAATTCATAGGCATTCATAGTCTGTCCTGTGCTTTGTGCTGGATATATTTGATCAGCAGCCGCGCTGCCACCAGCATAAACACGAATTTCAACTAAATTATCAGTGCCTACAACAAAACTTGTATCAATAAAATCTTCTTCCTGAGCACGACCAGTTTGTCCTGCCGTTCCAACACCAGTTGCTGTAAATACTTGTCCAATGTTATTTGTCTGTGCACCAATTAGTGTAAAGTCTGTGTTACCTATTTTAGTAATAACATAAGTTGTGCCAATTACAAAACTACCAGGTGCAACAATAGCACCATCAACTACTTTTCTACCGTCTTTAACTTTTTCTAAATCATTTGGATCAGCAGTTAGTCTTAAGTCATTCCATATCACGCTTTCTATAGCATAACCAGGTGTTGCTGTTACATTGTTTGTGTATTCACTTAACACCAAACAATAATACATTGTTTTATTTTGATTAACTAGTCTAGCATCTGTGATAATACCATTAACATAAGCACTGCCATAGACCACAGGAATCTTATTATTAGTTGCAGGAGGAACCTGAATGCGTCCTCCCTGCGTGTTTGCACTGTTGTTTCCTTTGTTTTGATTTCCATTTATAATCCTACTTGTTATATAAGCGGCACCAGTTGCAACAACAGCTCCAACAAATGTTGCTGTTGCTCCTACTAATCCTAGAACTGTTCCTGCTACATAAGTTCCTATGGCTGTAAATGCTGGCATATCAATTATCCTTTAAGTAAAGTTTTTCTGTTAATCTAAAACCTCTGCGTTCTAAATCATAGTCTTCTGTTGTAGTCATTCTAGTTGTAAAATAACCATTTATTTCTTTTTGTTCTAACAACTGTTCGGCAGTTTTGCAAAATTCAACAAACAACTTGCCTGCACCAACTGTTCTACGATATTCTTCACGCACATACCAAACAATTTCTCTTAAACTACGCTTTTCTGGTATCCAAATGTTTTGTTCCTTGGCTGCGACTAATAATCCCACACACACTTCGCCGTTGTAGTAAAGCCAAATATAACCACTTTGCAGTATGGCATACATTAGACTTTTAATGTGTTCAGGATTTTTAGTCTGCGCGTGATCTTTATAACTAGTAGATTCTAAGAATTCTACTATTAGTTCTGTGACTATATTCAAATCACTTCTTGTTGCTAATCTAATCATTTAACCATCTCCTCCACTGTCGCCGGCACTTCCGCTGTCTCCGCCGCTGTCTCCGCCAGCACCTGGACCATCAACACTGCTGGCTGCTTTACCCACATATGGTTTACCAAAGTCAAAACTTTGGTTAAACAAAGCATCAACTCTGTCCATACTAGGATCAGTGGCACTATTATTTAATTCTGCATAAACAATTTGATAATCTTGACGATTTGTTCTGCGTCCACTTACTTTGTTTTCCAACACACCCATGACGCTACTAGCAATAATGGTAATGGTATGAGTAACTTCAGGTGTTAATGATAAGGTTGTTATATCTTCTTGAACACTAAAATTGTTAACAATGCCAGTAAATCTACGATATATTTCACCAGTGATAACTTCTTGTGTGTTATAATCAAAGAATGCACGATAGATATTAATTTCACCGCCTTTGATTTGAGTTCCAACTACGGCAGCAATATAAGTTGAAGGAACAGCACTTAAACTAAGTTGCACTTCATCATTGGCATTTGAGATATTACTTTGTATATCACTGATAGTTAAAAAACCTGCCAGTGCTTGATATGTATTGCTGTTATATACAACTTGTTTATAACAATTACTAATATAAAATGTAGTTGCAATAACACCTGGTTGATTTAGCCCACTGCCAGTAAATGCAAGTGCATAACTAACTGAATTTGTAGTGCATGCCGTGACTACAAATGTTCCATTATATACTGTTGGAATAACACCTGATACTACAATAGTTTGTCCAACACTAAATGGTGCTGTTGTCTGTGCAGGAAAAGTTAGAGTTGCAGTTGCGCCATTTGCACTAACACCTGAAATTCTAGGCACAACAATTAAAGATAAATCAATAAGAACACCGTGTTCAATTTTGCGTTCTGTGTCTACTGCTGGTATAACTGTTGTCATTGTATTTCCTCAATTAATTCAAAGTCATCGGTAAATTCTACAAGTTGTCCAGGTAGAAATCTAATCTGCGGCAGTTTGGTAACTACTACATTGAACACTGCGGCTCTGCGTCCAACAAATATTGCTGTGCCTGCACTTACTGCTTGCAAACTACCACGATGTGTAACTACAGTGGCAGTGCTGCCAGCACCTACTTGAACATCAGCAGTGACAATATAAGGATAACTTCCACCACTCATTCTTAAATAATCACCTGCTCTAAATATATAATTGCCTACAGTGGGAGTTCCTGATTTGGTAATAGTTAAACTTGTGCCAGTCATTGATGTTGCTGTATAATTATCTAATGTGCCATCATTTGCTGAATCTAACTGTCCTTGATATGTTGTTAACCAAGCCATGCCAGGTGCTGTTATAACACCAGATCCGTCATGATCTGTTAAATCTATAACCTGTGTAGAAAACTTGTCTGCATTAAATATAGGTTCAAAAATTGCTCTATATTCACTGGCAGTCCAAACTGGTTTAGGTGTTACTACAAATCTAAATGGATTTGCCCAGTTACGACTGGCAACACTGATTCGCCCACTACGACTTACATTCTGTGCAATTAACTTACTGCGGTTAATTTCAATGTTAACTGCTGTATTGATTATTTTTTGTAATGACATTATCTACGACTCCTTATTGGCATGCTTCTTCTACCTTGTTCTGCTACATTATGAATAAATTCAGGATTACGAGCTAATAATGATTGAAAACTACTTGCATCTACAGCACTTATAGTGTAATTTACATTAGTAACATTTCCACCACCACCAAATTGTCCAGCAGGAACTATTGTGCCAGCAGATTTAGGAACAAATAGTTCTGGACCACGCTCGCCTACAATACTTGCTTTACCAACAGGAGGCATACCGCCATTGGCAAAAAATCCACCAAATAGTTTACCTATACTGCCGAATAATGTGCCGAAACTAAATCCACTTCCACTGCTGTTTGCACCACCCATGTCAAATATACCTAACAATGCTTTCTTTGCTTGTATTCTAGCAAAGTCTGCAATTAAACTATTTGCCAAGTCTTTGAAACTTAATTTGCCTGTTTGCACCATCTTAACAAAAGCATCTTCAAAGCCTTTGGTAAATGTATCAAAGTATGTTTTACTTTGTTCTGCGGCATTTTGTGCGGCATCTCTATAAGTTTGGAATGCTTCACTCCAACCTACACCGAAAGTTCTGCTTAAATTTAAGTTAGCAGTTTGTGCCGCTGTAATATTTTTGTAACCTTGTGCAATAGCATCTAAACCATTAGCCAATTGCTGTGCCTGTGCTGATGTTAATCCATCGCCTCCATCTTCAAATGCACTTGCAAATGCACGACTAGCTTCCAAACCTGCCTTACGATTTGCTTCGCCAATGCTCATTATTTGCTTTTGTAAATCACCTTGACCAATTTGACTGCGAGCAAATGCAGTATCCTCTCCTTGACTGATAATGCTAAGTCTAGCACCGCTTAGTGCTTCTTGTATTCTAAGTTGTTGCTCCATAGCACGAGTCATATTTTCAATTTGCGTTGCTCTATCTTTCTCAAGCATTTTAGCACTTTGCAAATCACCAATATACTTAGGTAATGCATCAATTTGAACTTGACCCAATTTTTTAACTTTGGCAATTTCAGCATCAATAATACCTAAACTTGCTCGTTGTTCTTCTGTTCCTCTGCTATATTCTTTACGCTTTTCTAATAATGCATCAAGTTGATCACGCAGACTTTTATATGCGTCATTCTGTGCTCGCAATACTTCTACTTCGTTTTCTGTTAAGTATCTACCTTCTTTTGTTTTGCTTAACATTTTTGTTTCAAATTCAATACCATGAAGAACTTCTAAATTGTTTTTCTTAAATGCTTCACCAGTCTTTTCAACTTCAGCACGAATTTTTGCTTGACGCTCTGCAAACTCTTTGGCTTTGGCAGCGGCTTCTTCTCTGGCTTTTCTTTCTTGTTCTGCTGACTTAGCACGATTAGCCATTCTTTGTGTTTCACCATTGTCATTATCTACTGTTGGTTTAATGCCAAAAAATTCTTTACTAACATCAATAAGTTTATTAAACTTTTCAATTAAAAAATCAATTAAGGGAAAGTTAAGTATGGTTCTGCTTAAAAAGTCTAATGCTTGAACTACAGTATAAATTATACCTGCTACGCCAGCAAAGCGTAAGAATGCTCGTATAACACCATTCAAAGCAAATCCAAAACTTGCTACTCCACCATAAGCAGTTTTGAACAATCCAACAACTCTACCAAGATTTACAAAAAATGCTTTTAAGCCTGCATACATTCCAAGAAACTGTTTGGTAATAAAGCCAAATACTAAAGCAATGGATCCTCCAGCAGTTGTCACAGTTGTTGCAAATGCTGTAAAGAATGCATTAACTGCTGTGATTGCTTTGGCAAAAATTAAATAAACAGCAATAGCACCTAGAACCGCTTTGATTAAACTGGCAAATGCTTCAGCAGTAATATTAATATTTTTAGCAATGTCATTTAATGGTTTAGCAACTAATAAAATAGCATCAGTGAGTTGACTGAACTGCCTTTTCATATTTTCGCTGGCTGCGGCACCACTTTCAACTGCGGCTGTAACAGCAGGATTTACTGGTGTTTGTTGAGTCAAACCACCAAAATTAACTGACTTGGCCGCTTTACCAAATAAATCTGTTTGAACTCTGGCTCGTTGTGCGGCACTTTCTAAACCAGCAATTCCTTTAATTGCTTGTGTTAATAATTGTTGCTGACTTAGATTCTGTATATCTTTAAGACTAATGCCAACATCTTTTAATGATTTTTGTGCAGAATCACTTCCAGCAATAGCATTACCAATAGTTTCACTAAACTTTAAGATTGCATTTTGAGCACCTTCAGCAGTTCCGCCATTTACTTCAAACGCTCTGCTTAATGACAACACACTTTCAACAGTTAAATCTGCTGTAGTAGCAATGTCTTTAATATTATTAGCAAAATTATTTGCTTGTTGAACAGCAGTAGCACTAATTAATCCTGTTAATGCTGTTCTTAATCCACCCAATCTAGATATTAAATTATTAGTGCCTAGACTAATGTTGTCCAATGCTTTGGTAGTATTTTTACTGAATGTCTGTGTAGCACTATTTGCGGCATTAACACCAGCAATGTATTGCTTGTTGTCTACTGTGATTGCTACTTGAATATTACTGGCCATGTTAGATTCCTTTCAATCTGCGATCTACTTCTTTTTGGATGTCTTCTTCTGTTGGAGCAATAATACCCCGACCTCGTGTCTGTGGACTCCAGTTATCTTCTAGTCTAAGTGCATAAGGATAATTAGCGATTACAGTATTACCTCGTAAAATAGTATTTCTACGAGCATTACCACTTCTAATTGGAGTATTAGACTTCATTGATTTTTCAGCGAACTCAGGCAAACCAATAACAGCGTTAACTGCCTGTGCCATTTGTCTGTTGAACTGTGTTAAATTAACCTTTACCATCTTTTAATATCTCCAATAAATCTTCTTGCTTGTAGTCAGGAAGTTTGTTAGGGTTTGCGGCTCTTTCATTTAATGTATTTCTATATCCAATTGCAGTGTCTGCAACAAATACATCAAAAGTGTTTGCTCTAACAATAACTTCACTGGGTAAGAGACCATATCTTTCAGCAATAGTATCTATCAACATAATCATTGATAATTCTATGCTGCCTTCGTTGATCTCTTCCTGTGTTACTTTCCCAAGCGTTCTACTACTGCTCCAATAACACTCATCATAACATCATTGGGCAATGCTTCGCCTTCTTTAACAGCAAGATTGCCTGATTCATCAAGCACTAATGCGTTAACCATTTTAATCATTTCGCCGTAGTTATCTGCACCTAATGTTGCCATTTTAATAAATTGATCAATGGGTTGTCGGTCCATGATCCAAAACTCTAGACTGTCACCGTATTTTTCAATAATCTCAGGTGTGTCTAGTGTAATTTTAATTAGTTGTGGCTTGCTAGCCAATTGTGTGAGTTTTAATGCCATCTTAAATCCTATCTTTCATGTAATGTATTACGCTTAATAGAAAGCGTAAGCGAGCGTCTGCTTGCTCTAGATCTTTTCTTGCACATTTAAGTTCAGCCAGCGTTTTTGCGGCTTCACCTTCCATGCTTCTTAAAAGTTCTTCGTTGTTTAACTTATCAAAAATCATATCGTCTCCTTACAGTATTATTTATACAAAAGAAAGGGAACCGAAGTTCCCTTAGTATAGTTTTGTTAAACTATTATGGAATACCTACAATAGTGTAGTCACCGCTGACTTCAATAGTCAAAGGACTTACCCATACTGGAGCGTCTGCACTAACTGCTGGACTTAGAGCACTTAAGAATCCTGTGCCCATGATCAAGTAGTTGTCAGGAGTAGCACCTGTTGTTGCGCCGCTAGGTGCAACCATGAATGCTACTTGGATACGAGCATTACTATAACCAAAAATACCACCAGTAACGATAGTTGTGTTGGTTCCAGGTGTCGTTCCAAAGAATGAAACTGGATCTAATACTATGTTACCACTTAAACTGTTTGTGGCCACGGTTGTGACAACTTGCTCACTACCAATGTCCAATTGTTGCCAGCGGAATGATCCATTGGAATTATCTACAGTTAAATCCTGTAATGCAGGCACTAATAATGCACCCGCTTGAAGTGTCAATGCACCAGTGGTAGCATCTACTGCACTGTAAAATGTGGCACCCGTTAGTGTGCTCATTGTTGCCGCGTCATACTTGATTAAAACAAGTTTAACACGGTTTACTGCCGTTGTTGCGTTAATAAAAGCCATTTTGCTTTTCCTTTATGCTAAATTATAAAATCTATATTCGCCTTCATAGACTACTCTGTCGTTGTCTATGCTGACCGTATAGTCAAACAAGCGTTTATAAACGCCTGTGATGGTAGTGATATCCTTAGCACTACCTAAGATTGTCAATGCTGAATCTAAATCAGTGTTTCGTTGCTTTGCGTCAACTGTTAAAAACCATCTTACGATAGTTATTCTTTGATTGATATTAAGATCACCTAATGTAGGCAACAAGTCTTCCTGCTCTGTATAGGGTTCGTCAAGATATACTCTACGAGCATTCTTCATGTATAACGGATTAGTTCCTTCTTGAAAAGGCAGTTCTTGACTGGTTAAAATACTACCAGTCAGTTGTGCCGTCAAATAAGTTAATAATTCTGTTCTCATCTTACACGAACTCTATTTACAAAAGCAGCCATCTTGTCTGCCGTATCAATGGTGTTATTTTCGCTGAAGTCATACCAGTCACCTGCCTCAATAACTTCGTCAAACAATAGATTATAACTATCCTTATAGAACTTGATCTTTGCGATCTCTGCACTATCTGGATTGCCAAAGTCAGCAATGCTGGGATATACATATTCGTATAATGCAAAATACACATTAAGGTCTATGAACTCCTGCGTTCTGGCTAAGATATAATCTGGATTAACAGCGGGTAATAGGTTTGGATTTATGATCTGTGCCATTCTACGCTGATATTCTCTCCACCACTCAGTGTTCCTAATTTGTGTTAGGACTCGCTGACTGGCTTGTTCTAAGTAATCGTTGATTTCAGTTTCTGTTAAATCTTCGTTTGCTTCAAAAACACGACTATCACGATTAGTGACATCCTCATAAGTCGCAAAACTTACAAATGTTTGGTAACTGTATATAAATGCTCTATTCATTGTGATAGTCCTTTAGATTAATTTAGCAATTAGGCGTATAGACTTGAGTCAAACTTCAAGTGACGACCATAAGCGTCTTGCAATTCGCCAACACCATAGTATGCTGAACATACAATGTCTTCACCTAGGAAGGCTGCGCGACGCTGTGTTTCAATGCTGATGTCACCAATTAGACCAAAGCCTAGAGCATCACGGTGGAATACGGCACCAGCATAATCGCCAGTGTCGGCACCTTGAGCAATGTTACTTGTCTCATAGATTGGGATTCCTGCTAATTGTCCTACATAACCTTGACGCATCGCTTCGTTAGAAACATCGCTATAAGCACCAGATACGAATGGTGTGTTACCAGCTGTTGTCAATGCTTTCTTCAAGTCATAAGCAATTTCTGGGTGTAATACACAGACCATACCTTCCATTGGAACAGCACTTGCTCTTAATGTAGATACTGCTTTGAAGATATCCTCAACTGTAATAACTGCTGTATAGTTACCGTAACCTGCGGCGAATCCATTGAACAATCCTGTTAAGTCTGTGTCAATTTTACGAGCAACTGCTTCGCCGAATAAACGACCTAAGTCTGCTACTACATTACTTGATGCTGAAGCACGAGCTAAGTCAGTTAGCAATGTGCGAATAGCAACTGGAGCGATTGTCAATGTTGCTTCAGTTGTAGTTACTAATACATTAGGAACTTCGTTACCTTCAGTTACAGCGGCAGCTGTTTGTCTTGGATAAAACGGAACATTAACTGTTTTACCTTGTCCTGCAGACAAAGTATAATTTTTAACAAGACCGCGCATAATTGAACGCTCGTTAAATACGAACATCGCTTCTTGAACGATTTCTGGTAATAGGGTTGCTAACGAACCCGATGTTGTTTCATTTGCCATAATATAATTCTCCTTAAATGAATTTTAGGCTATACCGGATTTTTTTCTATAATCCGCATATATTTTTCTATGCTCAGGATTTTTCATATCTAGTTTTGAAATATCAGCCTTGCTTGTAGTATTGCCTGTGACATTGCTACGAGTATTAGTTGTTGCAGGTGCTGCCGACACAAAGTGCGGATTGCTTTGGAGCCATGACTGGACAAAAGAATCAACACTTACTGGTTTCCCAGAGTCGTCATAGCGAACAACACCCTTTTCATCTAATACTTCAACTTCACCTTCTGCGCTGAGTCTAACTTGATTACGAATCAATGCTTTGACTTGCTCAGGATTAACTGCACGATAACGAGCAGCCGCATCTACAATTGGAGTTTCCACTTTGAAACTTTCTATAATCTTATCCCTTTTCTGGATCTCCGCATCTTTGCGTTGAGCCATTTCTTGGATAACCTTGTCAAACTCACCACGCTTTAGTTGTTGCTCTTGTTGAACCTTTTGATAGTTAGAAACAATAGTCTTTAACTCATCTGGATCTCCAAGTTCTTCATACTTGCTGGAAATCTTTTTCATAACAGCATTTTTAGTTTTTGCCATCATGTCATCAACTTCTCGTTGAGTGTAAGTTTTTACAGTCGCCTGAGTTTCATTTTGAGAAGGCTCAGTTCCCTCTATGTCGCCAATGTTTTGATCGGTCATTGTTTTACCTTTGCCGGGTCTTAGCCGTATTGTTTATTGAATAGATAATTCTATCCGTATTGTATTTATACAAAATTATTGTAAATTGTCTAAAATGTTTCTCGCCCAAGTTAGTCCAGCAGGACCTCCCCAGAGTAAGTATGCCTGTGTGCCAGGAGTGTTTTGTCCTGGCTTGTAATATACTGCCGCACGACTTAGAAAACTAAATGTTCTTTTAACTATGTCTAAACTTACACTTTCACGCTGACTAAATTGACGGGCACGAGCCATGCCCACTGCTGTGCCACCACGAGCACTGGGACTTGACTCCATGCGTAGTTTCAATCCACGCTTGGCAGCACTGGCCATTGCGGCTGTGGGTCTATATGTTTCAGCCATTTAAGTTTAATAGTTGTTGTTTGGCAGAAGTAATATCTGCCTGTGAGATCTCAGGATGTATGTCCAACATCTCGTCATCTTCATAGCCTTCCATGATCATTTCTTGAATATGTTGTGTTCTGCTTTCTACAGAGGTTGCAGGATGATCCACTGCTGTTTGCACAGCATCGTCAATGTCCAACATTTCGGCAATTCTATTGTCAATCTCTGCTTGAACTTCTGGGCGTGTGCTTAATGCTTTAATCTTAGCGTATTGATCTAATTCATTGTCTGTGTTGTGTAGTGCAAAGTTATCAGGATAATTAATCTTACCATCCCAGGCATAGCCCATGTATGCGTAGATGATTTCCCAGACATTTTCTTCTGCTAGTTCTAAATTATCTGCGATAGAACTTAGGCGTGCGTTTAACAATTGAAATTCTGTTTCAATGGCAATTCCTGACATTGAAGTTGTTTCTGTTGCTCTTACAGCACCAACATTACCCATTGAATCAATCATCTTCTTACGATTGTTGATTGATGTATAAATCTTATCAATCTGTCCACCTTCAAACTGTAACACATAAGGCTTTAGATTAGGATCTAAGTTCTCTTCCATGGTGATAACTTGTCCTGCTGCCGCACCCTGTGCGTTTGTGCCTGCTGTGGCTACAAGACTTGGATGCGTATCTAAACGAATACTGTCATAGACTTCACTGAGTTCATTATAGATCATACGCTGTTGATCAGCAATGTCATCAACTAAACTGTTACCCAAGCCGCGCACAGGACTGCGTTCTGCATAAGCACAGACGAATGGTAGATAACCTAGGCCGTTTACTTCTACTGTCATGTCTCTAACACGCTCTTGTTGTGTGTCTAATTCATATGTTGTAATTGTGTCATATGTCCATTCACGGACAACGGTTTCAGTGCCGTTGACTTCTTCAACATACTTGATATATTCTAATTGGTAACCGCCATTGGGTTGACGGGCCCAACGCCAGTCTGTGACTGCTAGTGGATTGTATAAACTTAAATATGGTCTAGCACCCATTGCTTGTTCATCAGCAAGAGTAACAGCACCTACATCAGGTTTTGCCACAGCAATCCATACATGTCCAAACACACTGGCCCATTGTGCCACATCTTTCATAAACGCATTCATTGATCGTCCATCTAAGTCAGCATCTTCAACAATGTTTTCAATAGTAGGATTATCATCTAACACACCAAAGTCTCTGCTTGGACTTGTTCTAAATAAGAAACTTGTGTAAAGACTAATTAAACTACGGACTTGATTATCTAAAGGTGTGTTAAGTAATCTGGTAGCGTATTGTGTGTCATTCTCCAATGCGTAACGCTGTAGGTAAGCACCTTCACGGTATGCTTGTCCGCCTGTGAATGAATCAAGAAGAAACTTCCAGCGTTGTTGATTGCGTGTATAGGTAATATTACCTGCTGTTGCCTGCAGATAAGCATTTTGAAATGTTTGTAACTCAGCCATTTATGACTCCAATATTAATATGTATATTTATGCTAGTGCGTGACCAAATGCTCTAGGAATCGTGGGTTCTCGTATCTTATCTATGGGGAATAGATATTGTATTGCGTAGGTTAGTGCGTCAAACATATGATCAAAGCCTGAATCCTTGTCCGGTATTTGGCTGTTCTCTTTGTAGCAAAACTGTTGCAGACTTTTTATTGTGTGCTTGCACTTTGGATCTATGTAAAAGCGTGTAGTGCTGTTATCTCTCAAGAAGAACAAACTGTTTGCACTATTGATTCTATCTTTTACTAAAGGATGCTGTCTATGATATCTAACTTGAAAGCCAGCGTTTTCTAATAACTTAATGTCTGTGTTGCCATTAGCACTAGTCTTACGCTGAACTCCGGCAGGATCTGGAAAGATTGTAATAGGATTCTTTGGATATCTGTTGCGTATCTCATCTATTAATTCATTGGTATTGCTACTGTTGAGAACAATCTCATCTATGCAATGTAATCCGTCTTTGGTGCGTCTCATCACGCAACAACTCATTGGGTTCACATTGAAGTCAGTGCCCAAGATAAGTTGTTCATTAGCATTAACCTCTTCTGCAGGTTTAACATTGTGATTACCAAATGCATAAGCAATGATGCCTGAGAAGTTTTCAAATGTTGCTAGAAACTCTTGACTGAATGTTCTTGCATCTAGATCTTCCTTTGCTTGTGCTACTTCATCTTCTGGCACATTGCCGCCATCAATTGTGGTAAACTGAAAACTCATCCAGTTTGTTCTTGTTGTATGATTGTCATAGATGTCTTTGAACCAGTTCATACCTTTGGGTGTGCCTAGGAACAATGCGTGTCCTCCAGTGTCTGCCAATGTAGGTCTTAACACTTCATACCACGCTTCACTGTCAATGTCTGCGGCTTCATCTAAGACGATAAAGTTCAGTCCTACTCCTCGTAATGAATCGTAGTTGTCAGCACCGCGTAAACTTATTTCACTACCATTAACTAACTCCAAGGTGAGATCCTGCTCATTTACTTTTTTAACCCAATTGATTGATAATAACTTTTTCTTAAGTTTTTTCCAAACAATCTGTTTCGCCATACGGTAAGTTGGAGCGACATACCAAACACGCTGGTCTGGTTTGGCGGCATATTTTGCTAGTTCGCGTATGGCCAAATGTGTTTTACCAAAACGGCGACCACACACTGCAACACGAAATCTAAATGGTGCGTCAGCGATCATACGCTGTGCTTTACTCAGCGGCATTTAACTCCGCATATTCTTCTTTCATATCTGCTAATTGTTCTGGTGTAGGTTTATCATCATCTGTGAAAGGTAAAACTTTACTGCTGTCAGTGACCATGCCATTGTCGCTCATACCCAACATATTCTTTGCTAGAAAGATCTGCACTGCGGCATTACCATTAACACAAGCGTTTTTCAACATTGCTCTGCGTAAAGTGATTTTTAAGTTCTCACGCCCTTTTACTAAATAGTCGCTGAATGAGTAACGCAGTGTGTTTTCATCTACACCAAACCAGTTGGCAATGTCTCTGTCAGTGCAGCCTAAACTGGCTAGATCTTCAACTTCTTCAGGTGGCACAACTACTTTGTCTCTGCCGACAACTAGTCCTTTAACAATTTTTGTTCCTTC